CAAAAGGTGAGATGTCTTATTATGAAGCTAAATTACAATTTGACTATGACGTCTTATTAAGAGACGACTATTACAACGAGTTTATAGGATGCAAAATTCATTCGAGACATTTACCCAAAGACTTATTAGTTATTACGGAGACCGACTAGCGGATCCTGAATTGTATCCTGAAGTTTTTTCATATCAAGTGAAAATATTTGTGTACATTTACGGAAAAGCGTGATATAATAATCCTATAATAAAAGTAGGAGCTATATTATGATTCTTGTCGATTTCTCTGGTATTGCAATTGCTACAATTGCTGTTAATAAAGTCAATGACGAAAACATGCTACGTCATATGATACTTAATTCTCTACGTATGTACAATAAGAAATTTCGTAGTGAATACGGTCAGATGATTCTTGCGTGTGACCACTCTAGCTGGCGTCGTGATTACTTCCCTCAATACAAAGCAAATCGTCGTAAAGGTCGTGACGATTCTGATTTCGATTGGGCAGAAGCATTTCGTATTATGCATAAAGTCAAAGACGAAATCAAAGAAAATTTTCCTTACAAAGTTCTTCATATCGAAGGTTGCGAAGCCGATGATATCATCGGTACAATGGTAGAACACACACAGGAATTCGGTCAGTACGAAGAGGTAATGATCGTATCATCTGACAAGGATTTCCTACAGTTACAGCAATATAACAATGTACGCCAATGGTCTCATATGCAGAAGAAAGAGCTCAAAGATCCTACACCTAAAGTTAATCTTATTGATAAGATTCTTAGTGGCGATGCTGGTGATGGTATACCAAATGTCTTATCACATGACGATACATTTGTCAACGGTGAACGGCAAACGCCGCTATCAAAGAAGAAGAAACAAGCTATTATCGAAGATCTTGCTGATGGTGAATTGCTCTATGCTGCTTCTTGGTATCGTAATTACTGTCGTAATGAAAAGCTTATCGATCTTTCTAAAACTCCGGATGAGTTGCGTGAAAAGATAATCGATGAATTTTGGATTACCGAAACTGATAAAAGGTCTCGTGTATTTCCTTATCTTATAAATAATAATATGAAAATGCTAATTGAATCCGTGGAGGAATTTTTATAAATGGCAAAGTATGTTTTTGAAGTTTTGCAAGAAGCTGCAAAGCAAAAATTAAAAGAAGACAAGATTCGTATTTTAAAAGAAAATGAATCTTGGGCACTTAAAGATGTTTTACGTGGCACCTTTGATTCTGGTGTTGTATGGAATTTGCCTGCTGGCGAAGTGCCTTATACACCAGCAGAACCTCATAACCATCCCGCGAACCTGCTTCGTGAGAATGTAAGATTTAAGTATTGTGTAAAAGGAATTAAAGAATCCGATGATATGCCAGCATATAAGAGAGAAAGAATCTTTCTAGGCATGCTTGAATCTGTCCATCCAAAAGATGCTGAGATACTCGTCTCAATGATTAATAAAAAACCACCTAAATACATTACAAGGCCAATCGTAGAGGAGGCTTTTCCAGGTTTGCTCAAGGATTAACTCTAACAAGTAGGGGACTGTATGCACCCGCAACTCAAACCGTTAAAACAAAAGAGACTGTACCGCCAACTAACTGATAAGAAAGAAAATAGAATAGATAAGAGAATAAAATTATATCTTATCAATGAAAATTGGCTAAAAATAAGAAAACAAAAGGACAGACGGAAACGGAGAGTATTAATGAGATTATGGAAAATACGACAAGAATATTTAATGAGAACAGGACAATTGCCTATGCCCACTTTACAATGATAGGTAAAAATAACTGTTTACAAATTAGGTGATTGAGGTTATAATTATATTATGAATATTTTTATTTTACACGAAGATCCTGCTGTCGCAGCTCAAATGCAGTGTGACAAGCATGTACCTAAGATGGTGGTGGAAAGTGCTCAAATGCTTTCCACTGCCCATCGTATTCTCGATGGTACTGTACAAATCGGGCCATCAAAATCTGGCAAGCGTATGGTTAAACATTACCGTTTGTTCGATGATCCTGAGATGGACCAAATTCTATACAAAGCAGTTCACTACAAGCATCCTTGTACAGTGTGGACAATGGAATCCTCTGACAATTACCTATGGCATTGGAAACATTTCGAAGCTCTATGCGAGGAATTCTATTACCGTTTTGGTAAGATACATAAATCAAGTGAGCTAAAAAGTCCACTGTGGTCTTTGCCGCATAATATTCCTAAAGGCGGTATGACACCATTCAAACTTGCAATGCAATCAAATCCAGAATGTATGTTCAAAGATCCGATTAAATCTTATCGTGCATTCTATCAAACTAAACAAGATCGTTTTAAAATGGCATGGGAAAAAACTAGGCCTAAACCATATTGGTTCGAACATAAGGAAGTATGTTAATGGATAAACTAGATTATTTAGAAGTACTATATAAAGAAATTGAGCACGCAAAATCATGTATACGACCTCATGACACTGGGCATATTAGTACTGCTATTGGTTGGATGACTCAGCGAGTATCAGAAGTAAAGGATGAAATTCGAAATGCCAGTGTACACACTAAAAGATCTTAAAACACAAGTTGAATGGGATATTAGTTGTTCTTATAAAGAATTGCAAGAATTATTAGATGCTCAAGAAAATGTAATAAGAGTTTTAACTCCTCCACATTTTACGTCTTCGACTGCAACTCATGCCAATTCTAAAACAAGCGATGGATGGAAAGATTTGTTAGGTAGAATTGATAAAGGTGCTGGTCGTCAAAGCAATATTAAAAAATGAAAAAGGAATTTAAACATGAAACAGTGGATCTCGGATATGATGATTTGGTTGCAGACACACAGTCAACAGGTAGGACTTATATTACTCCTGATGGTCGCAAGTATCCTAGCATTACAACAGTCTTAAGTATTCTTAGTGAAGAAAGCATTGCTAAATGGAGGGCTCGTGTAGGGGACGAGGAAGCAAATAAGATCGGTCAGCGCGCCGCTGGTCGTGGAACCCTAGTACATTCTATCGTTGAAAGGTATTTGTTAAATGAAGATACTACTGAATTCCTTCCGCACATTAGACAATCTCTCGAAAATCTTCGTCCGATCCTTGATGAAAGACTTGGAACGATATATGGTCTTGAGGTACCCCTTTATTCTTCTCATCTTGGGCTTGCTGGCAGAGTCGATTGTGTTGCTGAGTTTGATGGTGTACCATCTATTGTAGACTTTAAGACTTCTAAAAGAGTTAAGAAAAAAGAATGGATTACCAATTACTTTGCTCAGATGGCGGGATATGCTGTCATGTGGGAAGAAAGAACTGGTATACCCATCACAAACACTGTGGTTATCATGGATGTAGATGATAATGAACCTCTCGTCTTTAAAGAACACCGTGATAACCATATCCAATTTCTCATCGATACTAAAAAAGAATATGACAGGCGTAAATTATTTTTCTCTTAAGTGCATTTTATTGTGTACATTTACGTGAAAATAGTGTATAATATTACTATAATTAAAGAGGAGATAAATTATGACAGTATTTTTAGATATGGATGGTGTAATTGCCGATTTCTTCGGTGCTATCAGAGTTAGATTTGATGTTGACCATTGGAAATCCCTGAACGATAGAGAGGCAGCATTTGCTTCTCTACGAAATACGGATTGGTTTAATACACTTCCTAAATTTGCAGAATCAAATCGTATCGTTACCTTTGTCGAAGAAATCTCAAACAACGATTGGGGTATCTGTTCTTCTCCTCTTCGTGGTGATAGAGATAATTCAGCATACTGGAAACGTAGGTGGTTAGAAAGAAATGGTTATATTCCACCACTTCAGGAGAATATGATCTTTACTTCTAACAAACATAAGTATGCTTGGAATAAACTTACTCGTAAACCAAACATCCTTGTGGATGATAGACCAGATAATATCCAAAGATGGATTGATGCTGGTGGTATTGGTATTGTCTTTCAGACAGACCAAGATGATTTATTAACTTTATATGAAAAATTGGAGATAGCAGTTGAACGTGCAAGAACTTTTGAACTTAAGGACGCGGTTTGAAGAAACAGTCGAGGACTTTAAACTTGAACAGTATGGTTCTGATATAAATAGCCTTAAGTGGTTTGTGGAGAATGGACATAAGTCCAATTCACTTCGTAATGGATACCAAACGGCATTAGAGATTGCCGAAGCAATCATTACGGAGTACGAAAATGGCGGAAGAGATCAAAGAAGCAGGTTTTCATCCTGCAGATAGCAACGGTGACGGAAAGGTCAGCGAAGCAGAAGAAAAAATGTACCTTGAGTTTAAGCGTAAAGAACTAGAAGATGCGGATGCAATGCGTGATGCACAGCGTAAGATGGCTTGGTTTAGTTTAGCAGGTATGCTACTATATCCAGCAATTGTATTGATTGCAGTGTTAGTTGGCGTCGATCAGGCTGCTAAGATCCTAGGTGATATGGCTGCAGTTTACTTTGTATCTGTTGCGGCTATTGTTGCTGCATTCTTTGGCGCACAAGCAATGGGCACAAAGCCTAAAAAATAAATTGAAAGAAGTTTGTTATGAAAAGAATGATCTATCAAGTTGCTGTTGGAGCAAGATCTAGATTATATCATCACTGTATAGGTTCTGTTGCAAAATATTGTGACAAATACAATATTGAACATATTGTGCAACAAGTTCCTATTCTTAAAATTAAACCAGATATCTTTACTACAAATCGTAGTAAAGAATCCTATGAGAAACATGGCGGATTTCTTCCTATTTATGAGAAGGAAAACGCCTTTTCTTATTTTGATAGGTATGATCAAATTGCTATTATTGATGCGGATATTTGGATCCGACCAAACTCACCGAATATTTTTGAAGATATAAAAGTTAGTTCTGATTTTGGCGGAGTTGTTGAGTCTTCAATGCCAATTCTTCCATGGTACGAACAAAAGATTGCAAATTATTCTAGAATGCAGTATGGTCAACTTAGAATCAATTGGCAATATAATGATAGAACTGGTTTCCCATTTATGAATATGGGCATGATGGTAATGAATAAATCATTTGCCAAATATTTAAAAGGACAAACACCGGAACAGTTTATTCGTAGAGATGAATTTAAAGCATTCGTTGATGGCTTAGGACCATATAAGTGGTCAACTGATCAAACTCTACTTAATTATTGGGTAAATACATGTGGTATGACAGTA